ATGTCCTCGATTGGCAAGACGAAAGCTACGGCTGTTTACCATGAGTGGCAGACCGATAACCTTGCAGCCGCTACTACCGCTAACGCTGCTGTTGAAGGTGCTGATGCTTCGGACGCTACCCTGTCTCCGACTGTTCGTCTTGGTAACTACACCCAGATTCTGCAAAAGACTATCAAAGTCTCCGGCACTCTGGACTCTGTGAACAAGGCTGGTCGTAAGTCTGAAAAGGCTTATCAGTTGGCTAAGGCTTCGCAAGAGATCAAGCGCGATCTGGAAACCATCATGCTGTCGAATCAGGGTCGCTCTGCTGGCGACGGTTCTAACGCTCGTAAGATGGGTTCGCTGCTGTCTTGGATCAAGACTAATACCTCGGCTCAGACTGACGGTGCTGATCCAGCAACCATTGGTGTTTCAACCCGTACTGACGGTACTGCTCGTACATTTACTGAAGCCCTGCTGAAAAGCGTTGTGGCTGAGGTGTTTGTATCCGGTGGCTCGCCTAAAGTGCTGATGGTTGGCGCAACTGGTAAGCAGAAGGTTAGCTCGTTTGCTGGTATCGCTGGCGCTCGTTTCAATGTTGACGGTGCAAAGCCTTCGACGATTATCGGTGCTGCTGATGTTTATGTCAGTGACTTCGGCAATATGTCGGTGGTTCCTAACCGCTTTATGCGTACCCGTGATGCTCTGATCCTTGATCCTGAGTATGCAGCAGTTGCTTACCTGCGTCCGTTCCAGACTAACGAACTGGCTAAGGCAGGTGACTCCGACAAGACTCAAATCTTGGTTGAGTGCACACTTGAGGTTAAGAACGAGGCTGCTCATGGCGGCGTTTTCGATCTCGATATGTCGCTGTAAATAAGATAGCCCCTGACCTTATGGTTGGGGGCTTTTCTACGAGGATTTATGACCTATAGACAATCTGTTGTACACGCGGACGGTGACGGTGGTATCGTCATTGAGACTAAACAAGATGTTTCCGAGATACTGGAAAGTAACAAGGAAATACTGGAGGCAGACAAGCAAAGAACTGGGCATCTAAATGAACTCCATCATGTAGCAAGAATCCCATTCACGGTCATTGATGACTTGAACAAGATGGGGATAATGAAGGGGTTTCAGATAGTAGATGACGCAGCTTTTGCTCGATGGCTCAATAGTTCCGATAATGCACAATGGAAGGTTTATAGGGGGTCTGTATGATCGTAGGTGCTTGCGTACCAGCTAGGGATGAGGTTCATACATCGTTTGCGTTTGACTTTGCCAAGATGGTTGGTAGAGACTCAAGGTATCGATGCTCTGAGGATGGCAATGGGCTAAAGCTCTATACGATGGCAGGAACGCTGATATTCGATCAGAGAGAGAAGCTAGTAGATGCTGCTCTCAAAGAGGGATGTGATGCGGTTCTGTTTATTGACTCAGATATGCGGTTTCCGGCTGACACGATTGACATTTTGTTAAGCCGTGAGGTTCCGATTGTTGGGGTCAATGCGGTAACAAGACGTAAGCCGACACTGCCGACTGCATTGAATCTTGAGCTAGAGAAGGATGACGATGGCAAGATTATTCGTCACGCTTGGCACAAGGTTGATTCGATGGGCAAGGAAGGAATAGAGCCTGTCACAGCGGTTGGTTTTGGTGTGGTGATGATTCGTAAGGAAGTCTTTGAGAAGGTTCCTAAGCCTTGGTTTGATGTTGGTTGGGGATCAAAGGGGATCATTGGCGAGGATGTGCATTTTTGCATCAAAGCCTTGGATGCCGGGTTCCAGACTCATGTAGATCACAGTCTCTCAAAGCATATTGGTCACATTGGTACGTATGAGTATCGATGGGAAGATGTAGAGGAAGGCGCTGTTGAGGCGCACAATAACGGGAAATAGACATGGCATTTACGAGCTACAGTGACCTAAAGACTACGATAGCGAACTATCTAGCTCGTAGTGACCTAACTTCAGTAATCCCTGACTTTATCCGGTTGGCTGAGGAGCGTCTGCGTCGAGACTTGAGAATCCGTCAGATGTTGGTGGTGGCTACGGCTACTACGACTGGTGGCGATTCTACGGTTGGTCTGCCTACGGACTTCTTGGAGATGCGTGACATTCACTTCAATACGACTCCGATTAGCTCGGTATCGTATGAGGCTCCTAATACCTTCTACCAGAGTACACGGGCTACTGAGTCTGGTATCCCTAGAACTTATACTGTTCTGGCTTCAGAGCTTCAATTTGCCCCTATTCCTGACTCTGCTTATACGGTACAGATGCTGTACTACGCAAAGCCTCCACTGCTAAGTGCTAGCAATGCTAGCAATGTATTCTTGGCTAACTGCCCTGATGCCTTGCTGTATGCTTCTTTGGGTGAGGCTGAACCGTATCTAATGAACGATGCGAGATTGCAGGTCTGGGCTTCTCTGTATGATCGGGCTGTAGCATCTATTTCGGTATCTGACCAGTCTAGTGAGTACAGTGGTCAACCTATGTCTATGTCTTATAACGTGAGGTAAATCATGGCAGAAATGTCGAATTATTTGGAAAATGCTCTGATTAACGCTACCTTGCGTAATACGAGCTATACAAGTCCTGCATCTGTTTATGTCGGACTTTATACAACAGATCCGACAGATGCGAATACTGGCACTGAGGTATCTGGTGGTTCTTATGCCCGTACAGCGGTGACATTTGGTGCGCCTAGTAATGGTGCTAGTACCAATAGTGCTGCGGTTGAGTTTCCACAGGCTACGGCTTCATGGGGAACGGTAGCTTATATCGGTATCTTGGATGCTTCTACTGCTGGCAATCTGATGTATCACACTGCTCTGGATACGTCTAAGGCGATTGATACTGGCGATATTTTCAAGATTGCTGCTGGTTCACTATCGGTGACCTTGAGCTAAGGATAAACAATGTCCACTATCGTCACACGGGCTGGTAAGGGAAGTGCATTAACTCACAATGAGGTAGATGCTAACTTTACTAACCTGAATAATGACAAATTAGAGGGTACTGTACCTATTGCTAACGGTGGTACAGGACAAACTACAGCACAAGCAGCGATAAACTCATTAGCTGGTGCTACTACATCAGGACAGTATCTTCGCGGTGACGGAACTAATGTTGTAATGTCTGCTATTCAAGTGGCAGATGTACCAACACTAAATCAGAATACAACAGGTAGTGCTGGATCAGTTACTACTACTAACTTTAGTGTTGTTGAATCTGGTGGTGTTCTATATTTTAAGTACGGCGCAACAGATATAGCTAAACTTGATTCAAGTGGCAATTTCACAGTATTAGCTAACGTAACAGCATACGGTACGGTGTAATTATGGCGATTCCCGGCCCCGGCGTAGCGATATCACTAAACACTATTGCTGCTGAATTTGGTGGAACAACTCCACATTCATTGACTGAGTATTACCGAGGTGGTGGTCTTGTACCAAATTCTCCAGCTAACTTAGGAATTCCAACATCTGGGCAAATTGCTGTTGGCGATTTTTACGGATCATCAGCAGTAACAAGAGTTTCAATACCACTTACTATATCCGCTAACACTTATAACTATGATGTCTACACTACAGCATCTACAAATCCTTTATATGTTGCTGGATCGTCAGATGTAACTGTGACAGTGAATCCGGGGGTTATAGTTGGAAGCACTGCAACACCTACTTACGCTATGTTAGTACCATCTGCGTTTGACACAGGTGATACTGTTACCATCGTAAACAACGGAACTATTCAAGGTATGGGGGGTGTTGGCGGTGCAGGTGGTAATCCCGGCCCCGGCGGCGGCAATGTTCCGGGATATGCCGGTGCATTTGGCGGCAACGCTATCTATGTAAACCGCCCAACCACTATTACTAATAATGGTGCTGTCATAGGCGGCGGTGGTGGCGGTGGTGGCGGTGGTGGTCGTGTCTATTCAGCGCCAAGCCCAAAAGGCTCTACAACTTATAGAAAAGGCGGCGGTGGTGGCGGTGGTGGCGCTGGTTATAACTCAGGCGCTGGTGGTGCAGGAGGGTTAGGGGCTAATGCAACCTACAGTGGTAGCCCCGGATCTCCCGGTACTCAGACATCTGGCGGTGCTGGCGGTGCGGGGAATAATGCCGGGCCTAATAACCCGGCTGGCCCCGGAGGATCTGGTGGTGGTCAAGGCGCATCAGGCGCAAACGGTACTCCTGCCGGAGCGCCCGGTGGGGCTGGTGGTACAGCAGGTAATTACATAGTAGGTAATACATTTGTTACTTGGCCTGTAACTGGAACACGATTAGGTGGAGTCTCATGAACACGCTATACATGAAAATACACGCATACGAAGAAATTTCCGGGTCTTTAATTGTGTCTTTTGCGTCTGATATAACCGCATCACAAAACCCAGAAGATTACCCGACATACGCATTTCAGCCTCTACACATGTGGCCTGACATAACAGACCTTGAGGAAATAAAGAAACGAATTGCTGCTGCGGGGATGTATCACGCTGAACAACAGGCTAGGCAGGAATCGTTTGTTGAAGACGTTGTTCGCGTAGCTCAGATAAAAAATCTGGCTGGTCAGCTTCGTTCATACGCTGTAGCGGATTTATTGCCAACACCGCCTGAAGTACCTGAAATTATTGTCCAAACGGTGTGATTATGGAGCAAAAACTTATTCGTGCTTTTGGGTATATTTTTGTACAAAATACATACAAACAAGGTTTTAAGCACAAGCTAATACCAAAAGACATCATTACTTGCACTATATTTTGTTCGAGTGGAAGGGTTGAGGTTTATAACGCAGATACAGGTGAGCAAGAACCGGATAATCGTGCAGGCCTTATGTTAAAAAATTCAGATTTTATTTGTAGAGAGTATGACCTTACAGTAATTGAGCCAACTGTAGTTTATTGCTACGATGAACTGTATAACGATGGAAAAAAGTTAGCTATATCGCCAATAGACATACAACAAGGCGAAGAAACATTACTTAAAGATGGAACTAAAATTTTGCTATGTGATGGCACATTACACATAGAAAATTCTGTATTTGTTGCGCCAGCAGCAATTTCAGTTACTACTGGCGATAAGGTCGCAATACCGCAAACACGCTGTTTAGGTATAAAAGTTCCATGAAAAATGCAGTTAAATTAAATTTAGAAGTGCCAATGCCATTTTTTAACCGAGCTAAAGTAGTTGTGGGGCAGCACGTAATAAAAAAGCATGGTTATGGTGTAGGTGAATTTGATAAACCAAGAGCTGTGCGTAAATATATCCCAAGAAAACAAGCTGAGTTAGTTCGTGAAGTTTTACCAGAATCAATAAAAGACGGGCTTGTCGGTGTAAACCTTACGGAAATAAGGCTACTTGCGCCGCACATACACATTAACGAAATGTCGGTAATAAATTTTTACCTCGAAACAAACAATGAAAAAACGAGTTTCTGGGATGGCGAAATTATTTACGATGATTCAATCGTCAGTGATAATGGAAATGGGTACTGGAATTTAGACCAAAGTGTTTTAACCGAAATAGAACACTTTGTAGCACAACCGGGTGATGTGTGGTTATTAAACACTCGTACACCTCATTCTGTCGGGTATTTAAATGACGATAGAGAAGGAGTATGGCGTTTTGAGCCATTAGACGATGAGAAACGGATGTTAATGCAAGCGTTTTTCAATTTGCCTTTTGATGAAGTGCGTACTGCTCTGAACAGCATGGTGCTAAGTTGAAACTTACTAAAGTTAAAAATTTAATACCGCTTGAATTTTGCCAATTTTTTACGCACGTTCTTATGCGGCAGGGTGATTTAATCCCGATGGGGGATGAGCAAATACCAAATGCTCGTGCGATTATGGATCACGAAGTCATGTTTGAAACATTGCACGAACGGTTATGGCCTGTCATAGAACAAGTAGTAGGTGAGGAGTTAATACCAACATACGCCTATGCTCGACTGTATAGCAACGGCGATTTACTTGAACGGCATACTGATCGCCCTGCTTGTGAAGTTAGCATTACGATACAGCTTGGCAGGTCGCATCACTACGCTTGGCCTATTTACATGGGCGGGCAAAGGTTTGATTTAGCAGAAGGTGACGGGGTAATTTATCACGGCTGCGATGTGGAGCATTGGCGCGATAAATGCGATGGCCCGGACGAATATTACTCAGGGCAGGTATTTTTGCATTTTGTACGGAAAAACGGTTCTTTTACTGCGGAAGTTGGTGACAGCAAAGTAAGGAGTTCATACTCGTACAATAGGAATAGAACAACGCTTATGGAGACAAAGTGATACACCCAATACCGCCAAGAGACATACCCGGCAAAGACTATCTTGCTTATTGGGAAGGTTTTTTGTCGCCCGAAGATATTAACCTCATACTTGCCCAACCGGAGTGGTTGAATTTAGAGGCCGGGTGTATTGGCGGCGCTAGTAGTGCTTCTGCGACTGATTCAGAAATACGAGAAACCAAAATAGCTTGGCTTGGGGCAAAGCCTGAACTTCAGCATATTTGGAACAAACTTGCGGTTGCCGTAGCGGAAGTTAATCGGCGGTATTTTCATTTTGATATTACAGGCTTTCATGAACCCATGCAGTTGGGTGTATACACCGGGAGCCAGCAAGGACATTACAACTGGCACATAGATTCTTCTCCAACAGACAATAACGTTCCAAGGAAGCTGTCTATGGCGATGCTGCTATCCGATCCGTCAGAATTTGAGGGTGGTGAATTTCAAGTAAAAACGTGCGACGATACGGCACAGACGCTTGAATGCAAGAAAGGTCGGGCTTGGTTTTTCCCGTCCTATACGCTACATCGAGTTGCCCCTGTAACAAAAGGTGTACGGCGATCTTTAGTTTTGTGGGTTGGGGGGCCAGCTTTCCGATGAGCCTTCAATACGTTGTCTATGATTATTGGGATTATGGCTATGCTGAAGGCGATGCAATTCTGGAGTTTGGGAGTGCATCGGTAACGGCAGAGGCTAGTGTTTCCGCTGATGGAACACGGATACAGTTTTCATCTGGCAGCGTTACAGGAATAGCAACATTAACAGCAGACGGGTATAGAATACGTTTATTCGATGCTTCAATTACTGGTAATGCTCAGGTTGAGGCTCAGGGTAGCAAGGTTCAATTTAGTTCTGGAAGTATTACCGGATTAGCTACTGTAACAGCCCTTGGTGGCGTGGTTTATAGCGGTTCTGGGGCGATTTCTGTACTAGCTAGTGTTTCTGCCTATCCTAATGCGATATTGGCTGGAAACGGCTCTATTACAGTCGTAACGGTATGTGCTGCTACAGGTCAGATTATTGGTGAGGAGTGGTCGGATTTAACTCCTGAAGCAACTAATTGGACTGAGGCTACTGCGGGTCAAAATACATGGACTCCAGTTTCAGCAGGTTCAAATACATGGACTCCGGTTTCTGAAGTACCGAATACATGGACTACGCAAACTAGCGGGTCAAATACTTGGGTGAGGCAGTAATGCAAAAGATTCAATTTGGCGAATGGCTCCCAGATCAACCCGGTGTAACAGGTGCGATAACAGACGCTAAGAACTGTTATCCGATTGCTAACGGATATGCTCCGATTAGGAGTGAATCTGATTACTCCGATGCTGCTGGCGCTAATCTACTGATTACCTTTGCGGGTAAGTTTGGTGGGGCTAGTACCTTGTTTGCTGCTAGTGCGACTCAGATATACAAGTTTGACAGCAATGATGCTAGTTTGGATGCAGCTACGACTACTGGATACACAGCGGTAGAGGGATGGGATGTAACTCAGTTTGGCGCAAAGATGATTCTGGCTAATGGTCAGGATAGGCTACAAGCATGGACGCTGAATTCATCGACTAGCTTTGCTGATTTAGATGCTGCTGCTCCTACGGCTAAGTATGTAACGGTTGTCCGTGACTTTGTTGTTGCGGCTAATGACGGTACTGAAACTAGCAAGGTTTACTGGTCTGATATTAACGATGAAACAGACTGGACTCCAGGTGCTGCTTCTCAGTCTGACTTTCAGATTCTCCCTGACGGTGGTGATATTACTGGCTTGGCTGGTGGTGAATATGGCCTGATATTCTTGGAACGAGCCATCTATCGGATGAGTTATACAGGCTCTCCGTTCTTCTTCCAGTTTGACGCTATTAGCCGGTCTTTGGGCTGTATTTCTAACGGATCTATTGCTCAGTATGGGAACATGACTTATTTCCTTGCTGACGATGGTTTTTACGTCTGTGATGGGCAGTCAACGAAGAATATCGGTACTGAGAAAGTAAACCGCTGGTTCTTTGATAACGCTATTCCTAACGAAATATATTCAGGAATGAGTGCTACGGTTGATCCGGTTAATAAATTGATAATCTGGAAGTTCAATAATACGTTTGGCGGTAAGAGTCTGCTGATGTATTCGATTGATCTGAGTAAGTGGTCTTACGCTGACACTACTGCTGAGTCCATTGCTTATGTATTAACGCCTTCCGCTACGTTAGAACAGGTGGATAACTATAACGCCAGCATTGATGCGCTGGATATTCCTCTGGATTCACGGGTATTTGCTGGTGGCTCTTTGCTATTTGCTGGTGTAAGTGGTCAGAAGATTATCTCTTTCTCAGGTCAGCCTAAGACTGCGAATATATCAACGGGTGATATTGATGTAGGTCAGTCGGTTATTACGTTGGTCAGACCGATTGTTGATGGCGGTAGCTCGTTGATAGCTGTTTCTAGTCGAAATAATCTTGATGAGCAGGTGGAATTTAGCTCAAATGTGGCTGCCGATGCTGAAAACCGTGTAAGTGTGCGGTCTAATGGTCAATATCACAGGCTAAGACTGACTCCTACGGGCGATAACTGGAAAACTGCGGTTGGTTTGGAGTTTGACATTGTTAAACAGGGTAATCGATGACTCAGTTTCGTACATTACCGCCATTCGGAGGGGATCAGCGAGCAGTTTCTGAGGTCGTTCGTGGGATTATGGACGGAAAGACCAATAATACGGGTCGTTTAACGCTAGCTACCGGAAATGCCACGTCAACTACCCTCTACGACGAGCGTATAGGCTACGACAGCCTGATTTTCTTTGTTCCGGTATCTGATGCTGCTGAGGCTGATTCAGCGCCTTATGGAGCGTTTCAGGACTCTACAGACCAAACCGCTGCTAATACGACTACGGCGTATGCAATAACGTATGACACAACAGATTATTCTAATGGTATCTACATTTCTAATAGCTCTAGGTTAAATGTTAGGGATTATGGTATTTACAATATCCAGTTCTCGATTCAGTTTAAAAATGATACAAATGATGGTCAGGACGTAGATATTTGGTTCCGCAAGAATGGTACTAATATAGACAATTCTAATAGTAAGTTTTTTCTGCCAGCTAGAAAAAGCACTGGCGATCCTTCTCATTTAATTGCTGCTATGAATTTCTTTATAGAAATGAATGGCGGTGATTACGCTGAAATAATGTGGAGGCCAACAGATACCGGTGTTGCCATTGAGCAATATCCAACTGATACAAGTCCAGATAGACCTGCAACACCATCAGCTATTGTGACTGTTTCCTATGTTGCTCCTGCTGCTACAACAAATCTATATGTTTCTAGCCAGCAACAAGGCCAAGCTACGGTAAGTCACTGGGCTAATAATACTGCTGATAAGACATACGGTTATATAATCGTCGGATGACAGAATTTAAATATATCCCGGTCGATGACCTAAGAAAATGGTGGGCTTTTATTAAGCCTGGCTTAGAAAAGATTAAAACTAAAAGTCCTGAGAATTGGATAGTCGAGGATGTATATACCGACTGTTTCAATCAAAAGGCGATGCTTTGGGTAGTCCTTAAGAACAACCATTTTTATGGCTTCTTTATCCTTCAGCCAATGGGGCAAGAACTCCATGTTTGGGCTGCTTGGACGTTAGAAAATGATTATCAAGTGGTTGAAAAAGGTTTACAATTTATCAAAAGTATGGCTAGGGATGCTAATGTTAAATATTTGACATTCTCCAGCCATAGGCCGGGATGGGAACGTAAGGCTAAAGCATACGGATTCCGTCCTCGAAAATGGATATGCGAGGTGTGATATGGGTGGTGGTGGCGGAACTCAAGAAACAAAGACGGAGATAGCACCGGAGTTTAAGCCGTATATAACGTATTCTCTGGGCGAGGCTCAACGTCTTTATCAAGGGATGCCAGAGGCTCCTGCTACTCTGACTCCAGAACAGTCTGCTTATTCTCAGGCTGCTATCCAGCAAGCCGCACAACGCGCTCAGGCTGGCTCTCCACTGGTAGGTGCTGCTCAGGCAGAGCAACTGGCTACGATTCAAGGACGAGGCGTTAATCCATTCCTAGCGGGTGCTTTGGAACAGGCTAACCGTCTGGCTGGTGAACAGTACACCAAGAATATCCAGAATCTACAATCTCAGGCTTCCTCTATGGGTCGCTATGGATCTGCTGCTCAAGGTCAACAGATAGGTCAGGCTCAGGACATCTTTGCTCGTTCTATAGCGGAACAGGGCGGTCAACTGGCATATCAATCGGCTGAGGCTGAACGCGCTCGTCAAATGGCTGCTGCTCAGGCTGCTCCGCAAATGGCTCAGGCTGACTATGCAGATATTCAGCGTCTATTGCAAGCAGGTCAGGCTCAAGAGGCTTATGCACAACAGGCATTGCAAGGTCAGTTGGCTGCTCAGGATCTACCTCTGCAACGTCTACAACAGGCTGCTAATGTCTTCTATGGCGCTCCTCTGGAGACTAAGACTACAGCTACTCCACAGGGGGGTAAATAATGAGTGGCATGGAACCTATGCTGATTGGTGCTGCTGTTGGTGCGGCTACTAATCGTAAGAACCCGTTGCAAGGCGCAATGCTCGGTGGAATGGGTGGTGCTTTTCTAGGGCCAACGATGGGGTTAGGTGCTACAACCGCTGGCGCTGGAGGATCTGGTATTTTGCCTAGTGCTGCATCTGGCTCTATTACCGCTGGTGCAAATATCCCTGCTGGTGCTGCATTTATAAATCCTGCTGGCGTTAATGCTGCTACTGCCGCTACAACTGGCCCTAGTGGCTTAGTTGGTGTTGAGGCTGCTAAAAGTGGTCTTTTCAGTGGTGGTATGCCAGCCACTAATGCAGCTATGCAAGGTCAAGGATTAGCACAAACTACTGCAATGCAAAGACCATTGTCGCTAGGTATGCCTGGCGTTGAGCCGGGTCAAGGCTATGAATACACATTGGGTGACAGATTAGGCCAAGTAGGTCAGTTTGCACAACAAAACCCAGTATTGACTCAGATGGCATTTCAAACAGGACAAGGACTATTGCAGCAGCCAGAAAGACAGCTTCAGTCTCCCGGTCTAATGCGTGGCACTCAAATGCAAGTAGCAGCACCACAATACCAAGTAGGTATACCTAAAGTTTCACTAATCTAGGTGATATATGGCAATTTCAGATTACATCCCTAACATATTTGGTTCTGCTGCTCCGACAACCTATCAAGGTCTGTTAGGCGCTAATCTTATTACGCCAGAACAGATGCAGCAGACTCAGAACACAGCGAATATCCAAGGATTGCTAGGTGCTGGTCTTGCGCTGGCTCAGGGTATGAGCCGTATCGGGCCTCGTCGTTCTGCTGCTGAGAATATTCTAGGTGCTTTGGCTGGTGGCTTTGGTGCTGCTGGTGGTGCTTATCAACAGGGATTGCAGAATATTGCACAGCAACAGCAAATATCACAGGCTCAGTTAGCGCAACAAGATGCAATGATTAAGCGCCAACAAAATCAAGAACGTTTGGCACAGCTTAAGAAACTTGAAACAGAAGATCCTGAGTTATATAAATTGATGCTGCTTGATCCAGCAGAAGGCGGGAAACTATATGCTCTTAAACAACAAATTAAGGGTTTCCAGCCTAAAGAAGGAGCAGTAGAGGAAAATACTCCAGAGTTTTACAGATCTTTGGGTCAGCAATATCTTGCTGGTGGCCCTAATTTGAAGCCTCTTGGTGAAGCATTCATGAAGAAAGCAGATACGCTTGAGCTTACTTCTTTGGGCAATCTTAAAGGTGATGAAACACCAGAAGAATTGGATAGAAGGTCTACTAGGGCTTATGCTCTTGGAAGTAAAGACCTTGCAGAAAGATTGTTTGGGCTGGCTGAACAGAAACGGATGTATCCAGATCAAGCTACGCCACAAGCTCAAGATTTGGCTCAAAGAGAGGTAGTTACTGGAGATCAAGAAAAACAACTTGCTGCTACACAAGTAACCGAACCTAGAGGCCGTCAGGGTCAGTTGCAATTAAGAATTGATAATATCAATAAAGATATTGAGCGTATAAGTGGTATGCGCCCAACTGCCGCAAATAGAAAAGAAATAAAAGACCTTTCAGATTTAAAAGATAAATTGCAAGTTGACTTAAATCGTCTTGCAAACATGGAATACGACTTTAAATCCATTAAAGATGGTTTGCCTAAAAAATATCATTCAGAAATTGATGCTGTTGAAAGATTGGCTCAGTCAGGAACTCTTGATGCTGCTGGTATTCGTTCGTCTATTGAGAAGTTCTATACACGACTGCAAGAAGATGAAAAGGGTAGAAAGTTAGAGGGAAATGCGGCTTTATTTGCTCAAATGAAGTTTGGAGTTACGGATAGATCGCAACTTAATGGTCAACAGCTTGCTGAAATATTGCGATTTGAGGCTGCTCCTAATGCAGAACAATTAGCTAAATTGCAGCAAACAAATAGGCAGCTTCAGTTTGAAACAGGCGCTGGCGTAGGATTACCTGCTGGTAGAGAAAGCATGATTTCCCCTGCTCCTGTACCTGCTAATGTACCTTCTGCTACTACGGTTTCTCCAACGGCTGCTGCTGCTCCAAGACCTGCTGGTGCTATTCCTAGGGCTGTACCTGCGGCTGTACCTACGGCTGCTCCAGAAAATGCTCCTGCACAAACAAGGGGGCTGTATCAATACAATAGAACTGCACTGATAAATCAACCTGACTCTAAGTATTCTCCTAAGAAGAAAATGGAGCTAAGAGAAAAACAGCCTGCAATGCAAAGTGCTGTTACTTATTCGCTAACAAGTATTAAAGACGCTCGTGACGCTGCTGAGGCATTAAAAAATAATCCTAAATATATTGACGCTTTGACTAGCAGATTCGCTCCTGTGCTTTTGCAGGGTGGTAGCGTATTAAGTCAAGACCTAAAAACAGCAAATGAGTTGTTGCAAAATATTTTAACAAGGTCTTTTATTAAAGAAATACAAGCAATGAGGGAAGCTAGTCCAACTGGCGGCGCTGTTGGTAGTGTCACAGAAAGAGAAATGGATGCACTTTCTAAAGTTGCTGCTGCGCTTTCGGTTGGAATGAACAAAGATGAGTTTATTAAGCAGTTAGATAATTATTTGGCTATTGCAAATAGATCAACTAAAAATATACCAGTAGAGTATTCCAAAACTTATGGATATAACGGTGAATTTGATGAAATACTTACTACTCCGGCAGTAAGTACAGGTAGAACTTCTGGTCAAGATCCAGTCCAACAAGAATTGGAGCGTAGAAGAGGAAGGAATCGATAATGGATTTGTCCAAAATTTCTACTAAAGACCTTGAATACATGAATGCAGGTCAATTAGATAAAGTGTCTACTGCTGGCTTAGAGGAATATGTTAGGCAGCAGTCATACGTTCCTACGTCTGAAGTTATACCAAGAGCAATTCAAAACTTTCCATCGTCATTAGGTAATGTTTTTAGTTCTATTAAGGAAGCAGTTACTAGCCCATTGCAAACAGGTAGGGCGATTCTTGACGTTGCTGCTGGTGGATTACAGAACATTTTGCCGGAATCGCTGGTTAAGGTTGTTGGCGAGGATAAAGTATCGCGTGAGGCTGCAAATAAAGTTGGTCAGGCTTATGTAGAAAGATATGGCGGAATAGAGAATGCAAAAAGAACTATTGCCAATGATCCTGCTGGTTTCCTAGCTGATGTTTCTACAATTCTTACTGGTGGCTCAACAGTAGTCCCTAAACTAGCAAAAGTTGCATCTTTTGTTGATCCTGTCTCATTAACCGCTAAAGCTGTTGTTGGCACGACTAAGAAAGTTGGAGGGTTGATAGCCCCAACATTAGGCGCTACTACGGGCGTTGGTTCTGAGGCTATTAAAGAGGCTTATAGATCTGGTAGAGAAGGTGGTAGAAAAGCGGAACAGTTTAGGGAAAATATAAGTGGTTCTGTGCCATTTACTGATGTTCTTAATGATGCAAGACAAAACCTTGCCAACATGAATACTGCAAAGCAACAGCAGTATAGATCTGGCATGGTTGATATTAAGAACGACAAGACAGTTTTAGATTTTGCCGGGATAGATCAATCATTAGCAGATGCTGCAAACAAGACATCATATAAAGGCCAAGTTAAGAATGTTGTAGCAGCAGAAAAACTTAATGAAGTACAAAAAATAATTAACGATTGGAAAGCTCTTGATCCTGCTGAATATCATACTCCAGAAGGTATAGATGCTTTAAAGCAGCGAGTTTATGATGTTCTTGAGACAATACCTTTTGAGCAAAAAACAGCTAGGTCTGCTGTTGGTGATGTTTATAGTTCGATTAAATCACAAATTTCAAAACAAGCCCCAACCTATTCAAAGGTGATGAAGGATTATGCAGAGGCATCTGAACTTATTAAAGAAATTGAAAGATCTTTAAGTTTAGGTAAAAAGGCTTCTGCTGATACTGGATTGCGTAAATTGCAGTCAATAATGCGTAATAACGTAAATACAAATTACGGTCAAAGAGCAGATTTGCTTAATGTTTTAAATCAGTCAGGAACTGATATTACTTCTGCATTGGCTGGTCAGGCTTTAAGTGATTTTACGCCTAGAGGAATTCAAAGATCTTTATCTCTACCAACTAGCTTAGGTGCATTTTCTTTAGGTGGATTACCTGCTGCTGGTGCTTCGCTTGCCGTATCATCTCCTAGAATAGTTGGTGAAACTGCTTATGGTCTAGGATTGCTTGGTAGAGGTGCTGAAACTGCTACTAAAATTCCTATGGCATTTGATCCTAGGACTTATTCTCTTTTATATCAATCTGGTCAAATTAAAGACAGATAAGGCGAAATCATGGCAAAGAACAAGGTTAGCGAATGGAGTACAACACCAGCAAATAATACCGATATTGGTGGTATTAACATTGCTGAAGGATGCGCTCCTAGTGGTATCAATAATGCTATCCGTGAGCTTATGGCTCAAGTTAAGGATATGCAGTCTGGTACGGATTCGGATAACTTTACCGTAGGTGGTAATCTTACTTTATCGTCTGATCTAATACTTGACGGTTCTTCTGGAACATCTGGTCAGGTTTTAGTTTCTCAAGGCTCTGGAAGCGCACCTGCTTGGGGTAATGCTTTTGTTGCTGGCATGATTATGATGTGGTCTGGAACTATTGCAACAATCCCTTCCGGGTGGCTACTTTGCGATGGTACTAACAGCACTCCTGACTTACGTAATCGTTTCATTATTGGCGCGGATGCTGATGACGCTGGTGTTGCTAAGACGAGTATTACGGGTTCTCCAACACAAACGGGCGGCTCTAAAGATGCGATTGTTGTAAGCCATACTCATACAGGAACTACTGATTCAGATGGCATTCACTCACATAACTTAAAAGGCACTTTTAATAATACTGGTGGTGGTGGTGGATATGCTGTAGCAACTACTGGGAGTGGTTTGCCGAACTATATAGCAGATGCTGGAGCACATACACATACATTTACAACGGCTTCTGCTGGTTCTAGCGGTACTAATGCTAATCTGCCTCCGTACTACGCTCTTGCTTACATTATGAAGGCCTAATCATGGAAAAAATGCCTCTTTCTGATGACCAGATTGAAGCTATAGCGGAACGTGCCGCAGAAGTAGCTTTTAAGAAAATCTATGAAGAAGTTGGTCGCTCTGTCGTTAAAAAGATATTCTGGATTGTAGGCGCTGGTGCATTAGGTTTATTATTCTGGATGGCTGGTAACGGTACATTGCCAAAATGATAGAAGTAGCCACAGCCCTGATGGTAATCAAAGGGGCTAAGGCTGCTTTTGATGTTGCCAAGGAAGCGTTTGACGAGATCAGGGAATGTGCTGAGGCTGGTAAGTCTGCTCATGAATCATTAGGAGCGCTTACCAGTTTTTTTTCGTCTGCTGGTAAGGCAGAGGAAGGCATAGCTCACGCTAAAGAACTCCAAGAGAACCCACCAGAAGGCCATGAAGACACTCGCAGTGACTACGAGATAGTCATTGAGATGATGGTCGCTGAACGTCAGCTAAAGCAGTTCTACAAAGACCTGAAAGATATGTTTATTTACCAGTTTCAGGAACCCGGCTTATACGACGAGTTTATGGATCGGCTAGAGAAACTTAGGGCAGATCGTCGGCAGAGAGAAGTCGATCATAGGCTGCATCTGAAGGCTCTGGAGATGGCTGCTAGACGAGAGAAAGCCAAGAAACTTCAGTTTATTCAAGATATGTTTGCTATAACACTAGGTGTCATAGTTTCTGTTGCAATAATAGCAGGTATTGTTTGGATGTTTACTTCGGGGGGCTAATGCTTACGTTATTCACAACCTTAATTTCTTTTCTTTCTGGCGGTGTTCCTAAGTTGCTGGACTTCTTTCAGGATAAGTCGGACAAGAAGCATGAGCTAGAGTTAGCTAAGTTGCAGATTCAGCAGCAGATCGAGCTACAAAAGGCGGGTTATCAGGCACAGCAGCATCTTGAGGAAATCCGTACAGATCAGATCGGCATTCAGACTAGGGCTGATGAGCGTATTGCCTTGTACAAGCATGACATAGAGATTGGCAAGGGTGCTAGCCAGTGGGTTATTAACGCTAGAGCGATGGTTCGTCCAACGATTACTTATGGGCTATTTATACTTCTTGTGGCTATTGATGTTGCTGGTGTTTGGTATGCGTGGACACAAGATGTTCCGTTCCAGCAAATGA